AGAGATGTCTAAAAAATTCTATCATAATCAAAAAGTACCACCGTCATCACCGATTATTAACCACTTACAATGAGAAATGAATCAGGTGGTACATAATTAAACTAAACTAAATGTATGAAAAACTAAAACGGAAGACCACTATCTTCAGTAGTCTGCGTTTCAGTCTTACGCTTTATCTTGCTTGGATCATTCCAAACAACATTAACATTCTTACCAAACTTATCAGGTTGCTCTTTTTTAGATATTCTCAACCTTACAAATTTATTACCTTTATAATCTTCTACAACGTTAGGATTTTGTTTGATCTTATCAAGATTCAAAGTCACGTTGAAGAACTCTCCATACTGACCAGTAACGGTCTTACCACTACCTAAGTAAATTGTCTCACTCATATTATTTATTTTAAAAGTTTATTATTAATACTTTGTGCTACCTTTCCGTTAGCACACCAATAACCAAACTGTGATGCAGTTTTAATTATATCACCTTCGGTTATGTCTTCGCAGTTACCACCAGTCTTTAAATTCCAAAAGTCAATAGATGCTTTTAATGATGATTGTCTTATAATCTGATTCTGTGTATCATTCATAGTTCGCATATTAAGGATTTAATAAAACCGATTTTAACCATTGATTCTAATTCACTAACTTTTAGAGAACCAGGATCATTGAACTTGTTATGTAACGTCATAGGTGTCACACCCATCTTTTTCGCTAATGTTAGCTTGGTCATACCAAGTTCTTTTAATCTATATTCTAGTTGCAATCTTTGTAACATAAGGACAAATCTAAATAAAAATATATTTATATTCAACTATTTCTTTTTATTATTGAAAAAAATATTTTAAATTGCTTCAGAAAGGAAACACTTACCTTTATTATATATATTAATTTATTTCTATTATTTTCTCTATAAAGAAAATAATAGAAATAATAAATCTATAGATATAACTAATAGATATAATAATTATAAAATAATAAATTTTTTTGAATTTTTAATAACGCAACAAATGAAAAACAACGCAAAGGAGAAAATTAAAAGTGAGGCGATGGTTTCTTTGAAAGTTGAGGAGTTGATGACAGACTTTGAAACTGCTGAGGCTACTTTCCGATTCGCTGACATATCAAGTAAAAGAAGCAAGTATAATCGTGATATAGATGAAGCGTTCTATAATCACGCTAAAAGCTATATAGAGAAACTCTGTAAGCTACTTGTCTTGGTAAATGCAGGAGAGATGTACCATCTTCACCATTATAGACAAGCATTGATCAAACATAAGAAAGATATTAACAAGGTGTATGAAAAAATAAATGATATAAAACTATGAAAGGTAAATTGCAGATAGTTGATTTCGATGATGTCTTAAAACGAGACGATAATGCTAAAGAATGTAAAGAAGTTTACGTCAACGATGTAAGAGATAAGCTAGACACCTTCTTCAAAGATGGTTATGAACTTGGACAACCATCTTATATAGATAAGCTAAGCGGTATTTTTTCTTGGAGAAAAGGATTCTTATACTGCTTTAGTGGTTATCCACAATCAGGAAAGTCAGAGTTCATTAATTATGCAATGCTACTAAGGGCAAAACATTATGATGATAAGGTAGTAATGTATTCACCTGAAACAAATACGTATGAGCTTATAACAAATTTAGCTAGAGCATACATAGGAAAGAACGTGAATCCTGAGTTTGATAACGTTTGTACAGAAGAAGAATACAATAGAGGATTAGATTTTATTCAAGATCATTTTGTTTTCTTAGAGAACCAAGAAGAATTACCATCGGTAGCAGGGTTACTTAATACCTTTGAAAGATTATCAGGTAAAGGGTTTGATTGTTTTGTTATTGATCCTATGAACTGGTTAGTGGAATCAAATGTCGGTGAAACTAATCTTTATAATTATTTGAAAGTATCACTAACGAATCTTAAAATGTTTGCTAAAAACTTCGATAAGATAGTTAGCTATATAGAACATCCAAAAACACCCTCACCAGTAAAAGGTAAGATACCTCAAGCAACTGCTTTCTCATTAGCAGGTGGTACTATGCACTTTAACAAAGTCGATTGTATGGCACTATTACATAGAATGACAAAAGAAGATTTAGAAGATAAACTATCAAAGGGTGATTTATTAGCAAGACAATTAGATAATCTTGATAATAATATTAACTTTGTTGAGTTTGAAACAGTAAAGATGAAATCTCAAAGGTTGAATGGTAAATTAGGCAGTCAGCTCTTAGAATATGATTTTATTACTGGTAGGTTTAAATAAATAATTAATTATGACAAAAGAACAAGCATTGCAATTAATAGTTCAGGTATGTGAGAAAGGTAACAAATCAGGTCTTTTTACATTATCTGAATCAAGTCTTGTATTACAAGCACTAGAACAATTTGGTGTTCAACCACCTAAAGTAGAAGAATTAGAAAAAGATGAGGTGGCAGAAGAAGTATCAGAAACAAAAGAAATCAAAGACTAGATACGTTTTTATTTCAGATCAAGATAATATACTAGGTGAATCACTTAACATTTGCGATACGGTTAGAAAACTGTGGACTTACTACAAATGTGATTCACAGAGTATATTTATAGCTGTTTCACCAAGAATAAAACCACATCAGATAAGAGAAAAATCAATATCTCTTACAGACATCAACAACAAGAAAACATATAAATATCTAAATAAAGTTATTACAAGAGATGAATTTATCTTACATTTAGAATGTGATAACAGAGGGCAAGACCAAAGTAATTAGAGAAATAGAGACATTTATCTTGCGTTATAAAGAGAAAGCTAAAGAACACCAATACCACAATAACGATGATGTTAAATGTTATAAACGCATTTATGCACTTGCAGAACTCTTTCCAGTAAACGAAAAATATCAAAGAAGATTACCTGAAATAGAATGGCAGATCAAGCAGTTATGGTTGCTTTATTACTATTATAAACAGAGAATTGATGGTAAAAACTTTAAGTATAATCAAATCGTAATAAAATATTCTTAATTTTGTATTATGCCAACAAAAACCAACATATTAAAAAACAACTTAATCAATGCTCTTGAAAAACATTTGGGCGTTGTAACATCTGCTTGTAAAGAGGTAGGATGCAATAGATCAACTTTCTATAAGTATTATAACAATGATTCTAAGTTTAAAGAAAAAGTAGATGAACTTCAGAACGTAGCATTGGACTTTGTAGAATCAAAACTATTTGATCAAATATCAAATGATAATCCTACATCTACCATCTTTTATTTGAAGACCAAAGGTAAAAAGAGAGGATATATCGAACAACAAATACTAGAACATAAGGGTGGGATAGAAAGCAAACTTATTGAATGGAAGCCAGTAGAAAAGAAACAATAGAATGTAATACACAATTCTATCAAACAGTCAATTCAGACAAAAGAATTATAGTACATCAAGGTGGAAGTAGATCAGGAAAAACTTATGCTATCTGTCAATATCTTATTTACTTACTTACTACAAGAGAAAATAGATTGGTCATTACTATAGCTAGAAAAACATTACCTGCACTTAAAGGATCAGTATATAGAGACTTTATGGAGATAGCTGATAAGGTAGGGATCACATACTTTGCAGAAATCAACAAAGCAGAGATGACATTTAAGTACAAGAATCATCTTGTAGAGTTTATATCATTAGACAATGAGATGAAGGTAAGAGGTAGGAAACGTACACATTGCTTCTTAAATGAAGCTAACGAGTTTTTCTTAGAAGACTTTAATCAGTTATCATTAAGAACAACTGAGAAGATGATACTAGACTTCAATCCATCTGATGTGATACATTGGATATATTCTGACATCTGCACAAGAGATGATTGCGATACTTACATTACTACATTTGAAGACAATGCGTTTCTTGATCCTGAAATCAAAAAAGAAATATTAAGAATGAAAGAAAGAGATGCAGACAGATGGAGAGTTTATGGGTTAGGAGAACGTGCTACATTTAAAGAGGGTCAGATATTCGATAACTGGAAATGGATAGATTACAATGAGTTTGTTGATAAAAATAGTTCTGAGGTTGTATATGGTCTTGACTGGGGGTATAGTAATGATCCTACTGGTATAGTGGAGGTAAGAAGAAAGAATGATAGACTGTATGTTCACGAACTTCTATACAAAAAAGGTCTAACAAATCAAGACATTTACAACGAAATAAAGAATCTTGGATTAGAAGAAGAATTATTCATTTGCGATAGTGCAGAGCCAAAATCACTTGAAGATATGAAAAGACTAGGATTGTATTGTAAACCATCTACTAAAGGATCAGGGTCAGTTATGAATGGTATTCAGATCATAAAAGAGTACGATGTCTTTGCTTCTAAGCAAAGCAAAAACTTGCTTCAAGAATACCAGTACTATATATGGGAATCTAATAAAGATGGTCAGACTATAAACAAAATAAAACAAAATGGTATGGATCATCTAATGGATGCGTTCAGATATGCAGTTACAACTGGACTAGCAAGAGAGAGCAACCTTATCATTGTTTAATAATTTTTAGTATTTTTGAAAATAAATTCTATATATGGCAAGTTTTCTTCAAAGAATCAGGAACGGTCTTAAAGCGTTTAATAGTCAGCAGACCAATGAACAGTACAATAGATTCATCTATAATGTACTCGGCAATAACAGAATAACTAACTCACAATACAACGAAGACTTCATAGACAAAGGGTACAAATACAACCCAACTATTTATTCACTTATACAGTTAATATCTAAGTCTGCAATTACAGTTCCATTCAAGATATATCAGAAACTAGATGAAAGTGCAGTAAAAGAATATAAAGGTCTATTATCAAATGGATTAAATGAAGAATCAGTATTCAAATCTAAGCTGATGAGAAAACATATCTTTGAAGAAGTAGAGCATTCTGCACTTGGTAAACTACTTGAAAGACCTAACCCTGCACAATCATTTTCTGTGTTCTTACAAGAATTAATATCGTTTGGTAAACTTACTGGTAACAGATTTGTATACGGTATTGCACCTGAGAACGGAGAAAACAAAGGTGTCTATTCACAACTATACAATCTACCTGCACACCTTATTGAGATCAAATCTGATGGTATCTTCAAACCAGTATCAAAATATACTATGATGTACAACGAAAGTAAATATGAATTATCTTCTGAAGAAGTATTGCACATCGCAGACTTCAATCCTGATTATCAAGGTGATGGTACACATCTATACGGACAATCACCGATAGAAGCAGGTATGAGAGTTCTTACTACTGCAAATGAAGCAGTAGAAACAAATCTTAAATTTTTACATAATCAGTCTGCTAGAGGAATGCTTACACCTGACGATGACCAACTGACACCAACACAAGCACAACAACTTAAAGATGCACTAAGAAGAAACTATCAAGGAAGCAAGTCTGCAAATGATATTATGATTACTGGTAAGAAGTTCTCGTGGACAAACTTTGGTTTATCTACTTCTGACTTGCAATTATTAGAATCATATAACGCAACAATAAAAGATTTATGTAATCTGTACGGTGTACCAGTACAATTATTAAACAATACAGAATCAACAACTTACGATAATTACAGAATAGCAAGGAAAGTATTGTTTACAAATGCAATTATTCCTGAACTAAACAAGATCAGAGATGAGTTCAATAGATGGCTAGTTCCAATGTATGGTGAGAATCTATACTTTGACTTTGATTATAGTGCGATTCCTGAACTGATGCCTGAGCAACAACAACTGATAGATAATCTATCTAAGAGTTACTGGCTAACAACAAATGAGAAAAGAGAAGCTAGTGGTTATGGTGTTGACGAAGACAACCCTATTATGAATGAGTATCTAGTACCTAATCAGTTTGTTCCAATATCTGATTTAGATTTAGGTATCTCTGATGACGTTACATTCCCAGTACAAGAAGCTGAAGAAGAAGATGATGTAATGACAGAAGATGAGATGGAAGATATGCAAGAGCAAGAGGAGAAGCAGATGACTGCAAGATTAGAAACATCATTGAGAAATAAAGTAGAAGAACATAACGAAAAGGTTGGTGACGATAAAACAAAAAGAACTACTGTAAGAACATTGTATCAAGTATATAGGAGAGGTGTAGGTGCATATAGAACTAACCCTGCATCTGTAAGACCAAACGTAAGAAACGAAGACCAATGGGCAATGGGTAGAGTAAATTCATACTTATATGCACTAAGAAACGGAAGATTTAGAAGTGGCAAACACGATACTGATTTACTTCCTGAAGGTCATCCAATGTCTAGCAAAGATGATAAAGCACTAGCAGATGAGGTTTATGATACTAGGGTAGAAGCACAAGAGAGAGCTGAAGCAATAGGATGTTCTACAACACACACTCACGAAACAGAAGATGGAATGGTATATATGCCTTGTGCTAATATGGAGGAACTAGAAGATGCTTTATCAAAAGACAAAGAAGAAGAGGAAGAAGAAGAATACAAACAAGAATCTTATGACGATTATCCTAAATCTGTAAGGGAAAATGCTAAGAAAGCACAAGAAATAAATGAATCATTTAACAATCCTTGTGCAACATTAGTTGGTAAAAACAGAGCAAACGATCTCATTGCAGGTCGTGGTTTATCATTGGATATAGTTAAAAAGACATTTGCATATCTATCGAGAGCATACGAATATGTTACTGGTGACTACATAGATGAAAAAGATAAACCAATCTGTGGTGATATATCTTATTCACTATGGGGTGGTGATAACAAAGTATCTAGGGTTGAAGATGATCCTATGTACAAATGGTGTAAGAGGATCATAGATAAAGCAGAAGAAGATGCCACTACCTAAACCAAGAGCAGGAGAATCAAGCAATCAATTTGTTCAAAGGTGTATGATTGATGATACATCTATGTCAGAATACCCTGACACACAACAACGATATGCAGTCTGTAGAAGCATATCTGCTAGAAAGTCAATACAAACAAAACAAAATAGAAGAAAGGTGTCTACTGAATTTGAGAAACAAATAAGGATAGCACAAAAGAAGAATCTTCCTATTGCATATCAATTCTATATTATAGGATATGATAAGGCAGTTAAAATGTATGAAGAAAATCCTACACCAACAAACCAAAACTTCAATACATTATTTACAGAAAAAGAAGTTGTTGAAATGTACAAACAGATGTACAGACAAACTGGTCTTAGATTTGCATATTGGTACAGAAAAAACTTTAAGTTATTTGTAAATAAAATGTCAGAGTTTGAATTTGAAAGATTGTTAGATAGAATAGAGAGAGGACAACAATTAACTGCACAAGAAAGAAGAAACTTAGAATCAACCATCTTAGAAGGTCTTGATAGGTATGCTACACAAAGAAGCAATTACTTAGCTACTGCAAAGGAAGTGACCTCTGTAAACGGTGTAGCACTACAAACACTTAAAAAGGTTATCACAGATTTGACTAAAAATGAAGAGTTTATGGCAATGGGTTTAGAAGAAAGAGTTAGAGAAATAAGTAAGAGATTAAGATTTAAAGCCAGGTGGATGGCTAGAAGAATAGTGCAAACAGAGACAACTGCTTCTGCTAACTTTGGTATCCAACTATCTGCACAAGATATCTATGGTGAAGACAACCTAGTAAAAGAATGGATTTCAGGAGGTAGAAATGTTAGGGATACACATAGATCAGCAGACATACAATATGGTAATAATCCTATTGCATCTAATGAACCTTATCAGGTTGGTGGTTCATTATTGATGTTTCCTTCTGACACATCACTAGGTGCATCTGCAAAAGAAGTTGTGAATTGTAAATGTTTATCTGTACCCTTCGTACAAGTAGACTAAAACATTAGAAAAAAAATTGTATTATTTTTGAAAATAAATTTAAGATTATGAGCAAAGTATTATTTAAGCAAGGAGAGATAAGTGATGTAGATGAAAAACTAGGAATCGTAAAAGGATACGGTTCTGTCTTTGGCAATGAAGATTCAGATAAAGATATTATAGAAAAAGGTGCATATTCAAGAACGATAAAGAACAATGGTTCTCGTGTAAAGTATTTATATCAGCACGACATTACAAAACCAATCGGTAAGATGAGAGAGCTGTATGAAGATGATAAAGGTTTAGCATTTGTTGCTGAAGTACCTAAGACTACTTTTGGTGAAGAAGTCTTAGAACTTATGAGATATAAAGTAATTGATGAGAACTCAGTTGGTATAATGCCAGTAAAAAAAGATTATAACGAAGATGGGGTTAGGGTAATCAAAGAAGCAAAGCTATTCGAAATATCAGCAGTAACTCTTGCATCAAACGAAGAAGCAAAAATATTAGAGGTAAAAGGCGAATCTGAAAAGATCGACTATTACACAAAGAGATTTGATAATTTAATCAAGTTAATCCGTAAAGGAAACATTACAGATGATCTTGGTTATTTAGTCGAATATGAATTAGAAGTTTTAAAATCTTTGATTGCTCGTGATAATACACACCAATCAGAAAAGGAACTAACTCGTGGTAATGCACACTTAGAGACTAAGAAAGATAATATCACTTCAGATTCAATCTTTAATTATATGTTTAACAATTTAAATTCGAAATAATGGATGAGAATATAAAAAAACAGTTAGACGATGTTTGTAATATTATTGATGAGAAACTGGAGAAATCTGCTAAGTCAATCAAAGATAATGTTAATAGTGAAGTCGATACTGTAATCAAAGGCGAGGTTAAGAACCTTGTCGAGAAACATTCTGAAATAGTTGAGAGGTTAGACAAGATCGAAGTTGAAAACAAAAAAGACAACTTTAGTGATGTTTACAAAACTAAGTCAGATGTGTTCGGTGATGCTATTGAAAAGAGCGAATCATTCCAAGCAATGAGATCAGGAAATTCAAACAACGCATCATTAGACCTTAAAGCAGACGTTTTAATATCGTCTGACTTTGCAGGTGCTAGTTCAGCTAGAGATGCAACTGGTGTTGAGAGAGTAGCAGGAATTAAACGTGATCCGTCAAATGTGACGAATATGATGAACATAATTCCAGTAGCTTCTACAACATCTAATGTAATTAGATATGTAAAAGAATCAGCTTATACTGACAATGCAAGTAATGTTGCAGAAGGTTCAGCACCATCTGATTCTGAGTTCCAATTAACTGCAACTGATGCTGTAGTACAGAAGACAAGTGCTGTTATGACTATCTCACAAGAGATGTTAGATGACACACCTGCTTTACAGAGTTACTTATCACAAAGGATTCCTGCAAAGATTATGACTGTAGTTGATGATCAATTACTTAATGGATCAGGAAGTTCACCAAATCAATTAGGTTTGATGAATGGAGGTACAACTTTCTCAGCAGGTGGGTTTGCTAACGCAATCGAATCTGCACAAGAATTAGATGTACTGATTGTTGCGTTAAATCAATTAGCTTTAGCTAACTATGCAGGTAACGGAATCATTTTAAATCCAACTGACTTCCATAAAATCTACCTATTAAAAGATACAACTAATGAGTATCTAAGAGGTAATTCTGTGGTTACAAGTGAAGGATTCACTAGAATAAATGGTGTGCCAGTTTATCTTAATAATAAAATGGCTTCAGGATCATTTGTTGTTGGTGACTTCTCACAAGGATCACAAGTTTTCCAAAGAGAAAACTTAACTGTGGACTTTGGATATGAAAACAACGATAACTTTGACAAGTATCTTGTCAGCGTTAGAGGTATTATAAGAATGGCTCACGCTATCTATTTACCAAACGCTTTCGTTAAAGGTTCGTTTAGCACAGCTAAGACAGCTTTAGAAACTTCATAATAAGTTATATTATTGGGTTATTAAAAGGGCAACATTTTTGTTGCTCTTTTTTTTTATCTTTGTTTAAATCAAATTTTAGAATTATGAAAATAAAATGTAAAGTAGATATTGTTCGTGAAGGTGTAGAATATCAGAAAGACGATATTCTTGATATACCTGAATCAAATGTAGATAAGTGGATCGCTAAAGGTTGGGGTACACCTATTGAAAAAAAAGAACATAAACAAAAAAAAGAAACCAAAGAATTAAAAGTAGATAAAGAAACAAAATGATTAGTGTACAAATTGATTCAACTACTGGAAGTGAGATTGTTGCAAACTCTGAACTCAAAGCATACGCAAGGATAGAAACATCTGATGATGACACTATCGTTGCAGAAATGATTAAGTCTGCTAGAGAGAAATGTGAAGCATATATAAACAGAGATATTGTCGCAAAGACAAGAACGCTGTTTATAAGTGATGTCCATAGATCAGGTGAATACGGTGACTTGTATAGACGTAAGATCAAAATAGTTTTGCCATTTGCACCAATAGCATCTGTAACATCTGTGCAACAACAAGATAGTAGTGGTTCACTATCAAGTATAGGTCATAATGTTTATGGGTTTGAAGATAAATATATTGAGATACCTTCAGACTATGTTCGTAATATAAAGATCGTATATACAACAAGTGGTCTTTCATTTGATGATATTAAAATGGCGATAAAACAATTAGCAACAACATACTACGATAACAGAGCAGAATATGTTAAAGGAAATATTGTTGCAGAGTTACCCACAAACATAAAAAGTATATTATCTAAATATGTTTACTATAATGAGTTATGATAAAAGCAGGGGATTTACGATACAGATTAACGGTCAAAAGGAACACTAATTCTGCTGATGGGTATGGTGGCTTCACATCTTCACAATCAACAATAGGTACATTTTGGTGTGATCGTGAGTTTTTAAATGGAAGAATGATATTTAGAGATGGTAAAAGAATACTTCAAACGGGTATAGAGCTGACATTGCGTAAGAACACAGCCACAACAAACATTCAAAGAGGTGATATATTATTTCTTACAAACGATTCTAATAAATATAGAATTAATGAAATGTATGAAGAAGATTTATACACATTTAAAATATTAGCAGATAAACAACAATAATGGCAAAGAAAAAAGCAAGGATGTCGGCAGAAAGCAAAAGACGTTTCAATCGTAAAATGAAAGCGTTAGCTAAGTTTATAAAACCAAATAAAGGGTTTTCTAAACTTCTTGCAGGTATGGGTACTGATATTATAAGAAGATCATCAAGAAGAGTACCAGTTGATACTGGTACGTTAAAACAATCGGTATTCATAGAAGGTAAACCATTTAGTATTGTAGTAGGATATAATGCAGACTACGCTACGTTTGTAGAAGAGGGTACTGCTAATATGAAAGCACAACCATTCTTTGAGCCATCCATACAAGAATCAATAAAAAGATTTAAAGATAATTGGTCAGTACAAATTCAAAAAGAATATAGGAAATGAAAGATGCAAGTCACTTCATACGTAAACAAGTTTTTGATGCACTTAATGGCAACATCACACTTAACTCTGCAAATGTACCAGTATATAATGTTGTGCCTTCATCAGCAAGTACACCATACATCTTGATTACATCTGTATCAAATTCTATAGCAGAAGATATTAAAGATACGTATTTAAATGAGATCATAACAGATGTGGAGATAGTAACTGCATTTGATACCAATACTGGTGGGCAACTTGATGCAAACTTAGCTATGAATCAAATCACACAAATACTTGTAGATAGAACATCGTTCTTTAATATGGCTTCTAACAACTTTAAATGTATTTCTGCACAAAGTAATGGTGTGGCTTATATTAGTACGGATACGGACACAGAAACGATTTACAGAGGTATTCTAACGCTATCAAACCTTGTAGAAGAATTATGAGATTAGAATTGTATAGATTTAGTTCACAAAATGAAAGCACACTTGGAATATTATACATAGTAAATGATGAAACAAACCAAAAAGATTTTCTTTGCTTTACTCTTGAAGACGAAAAACGCAAGGTCAAAGTTTATGGAGAAACTCGCATACCTAAAGGCACTTATCAAATTGAATACAGAAAAGAAGGGGGTTATCACAATAAGTATTCAAAACGTTTTCCAAGTATTCATAGAGGTATGCTTGAAATTAGGGATGTGCCTAATTTTACTCACATTCTTTTGCATTGTGGGAATACTGATGACGATACAGATGGTTGTCTTCTTGTTGGAAATGTTGTATCACAAAATATTACAAAAGATGGATTTCTAGGGCAATCTACAGATTGTTATAAAAGAATTTATCCAATATTAGCAGATATTTTAGATACGCAAAAACATCTATCAATTAAAATAATTAATTTTGAAGAAATCTAAAGTTTCAAATATGGATGACATAACAAACAAAAAAGTAGCAGTTGATCTTGATGGAGATGGTAAATCAGATTTCAAGGTAGATATAAAGTTTCTTGGCTTACTTGTTGGTGGTATTATATCGCTTACAATGACCTATTCACAATTAACTTCTGAAATAGAAGTAGCTAAAACACTTCCTGAATATAAGATTGAGCAAGACGATACTAAAGTAATAAACCAAAAAATAGATTATTTGATAAGAGAATTAGAGAAGTATGAAGAACAAACTAATAGAAGATTGAATAGCTTAGAAGACAAAGTATATAAGAAATGAAATTATTAAGTGATATAAGTTTATCTGAAAAAGATGTAAACGAACAGTTAAAAACTACACAGACATTATCAAAGATCAATACACTTATGGATGTAGCAGATGGATTGAAGGAATGGGAAGGTGTACAAAGGATAGAAATATTTCTTAAAATAGAACATAAATTAATGGATTTAATAGATGAGTTATAATGGAAATACATTTGGAAAACGTAGATTTTGCTGTGGTAGCTGTGACACTTGTTGGTGCTTTGCTTGTTGGGGGTTTGATAATATATGTGTGGCTAACAGATAATGATAGATGAATAAGATATTTCAGAAACTCTTTGGAGAAACTGCTAATGGTATCGCAAACATTGTTGATCGTTTCGTACAGACAAAAGAAGAAAAGCATAAAGCTAATCAAGAGATTCAGCAATTATTTCAATCCTTTGAGATTGAGATGCAGAAGAATACTACTGAAAGATGGAAGTATGATTCTACATCTGATAGTTGGTTATCTAAAAACATAAGACCATTAGTTCTCCTGATCCTTGTCATTTCTACAATTCTTTTAGTATTCATAGATGCAGGTAAAATATCTTTTGAGGTCAAAGAGAGTTGGGTTGATTTATTGCAGATTGTTCTTATAACAGTCATAGGTGCGTACTTTGGATCAAGAGGTTTAGAAAAATATTCTAAGAAGTAATGGCTAAAAGGTTTTTTCCAAAAGCATACGAAGCTAAACCAAAGAAGAAACGTAAAGGAATACATTCTAAAAACAGAAACACGAACAACAAGAACGGTAAATACTATAGTGGTACAAAATATAGAGGACAAGGAAGGTAAGATTTGTGCTACTTGTAAAAAGCACAAACCATTTGATAGATTCTACAAAAGAGAAAACAAGAAACCTGAGATACATTGCAAAGATTGTCGAAACAAAAAACGAGAAGAAAGACACAGACATTGGAAACAACAATTCATTTACAAGCTATCAACACACGTAGATATAAAATGCGTAAAGTGTGGTTATGACAAAAACTTTAGTGCGTTAGACTTTCATCATACTAAAAGAAAGAAGTTATCAATAGCAAGAGAGATCAGAAACTTATCTGAAAAAAGTTTTTATGATGGGAAAGTAGATCGTATATTGACGGAGATTATGAGTAAATGTGAGATACTATGTTCTAACTGTCATCGTGAGCATCACAACAAGCATATAATGAAAATGAAAAAATAGTATATTTGTAAATAAAATATTCTTATGGGTACATCACTAACAGGTAATAATATATCAGCGAGTTATCTCGGTCTTCTTAAAAGTACAGATTCATTAGCAATCTCAACAACTGCAAAAACCATTACAGACGGTGCAGGTAATGACTTACCTATAAAACTATCTACTAATCAGATGCTGTTTGGAACTGGTTCAGCATCCGTTCCTGCACTATCATTTAACGGTAATACATCCGAAGGTTTCTATATTCCAACCGATGAAAATATTGGTGTCACGATAGCAGGTTCAGAGGTAGCTAGATTTTTAAGTACAGGACTAAGTTTAACATCATCTAAACTTACTTTAAGTAATGACCAAAAAGTTAGATGGACTTCAGATGATGTTTACATACAAGGCACAACAAGTGCTGATAACATACAGCTTGGTGTTGGTGGTGCAACTCAATTCACTTTTGCACAGACAACTGGTATGAGATTACATCAGTATGGTAGTGGTAACATTACTGGCACAGTTACACAAAGACTAGGTGTAACATCTACTGGTCAAGTTGTCGAGATACCTATTGGTGGTGGTGCTGTAGATGGTAGCGGGACTGCGGGTAAGATAGTCAAATGGTCTGACACAGATACGATTACTGATTCTGTTATAAGTGAATCAAGTGGTAACATTCAAATTCAAGGTTTATTGGGTGTTGGTCAAGTACCTGACCCAGTAGTACAATTATCAGTTAATGGTCAAATAGGTGCAAGTAATAATGGTAATGCAGGTGCTCCTGATTTCACTTTCTATGGTGATGATAATACTGGTATGTATCGAGTAGGTGCTGATAGTTTAGGTTTTACAACTGGATCGACAACTGCACTTACACTTGATTCATCACAAAACGCAACGTTTGCAGGTAAATTAAATGTACAAGGTTCACCACCAATTACTGCTAATACTAATTTTAATGATTTAGTAATAACAGATTCAGCTCACGCAGGTATTAGTATTTTCTCAGGCAATAGCTCTGATGGTGCAATATATTTTGGAGACACAGACAACAATGATAGAGGTCAAATAAAATATTCTCATAGTTCAAATGCTATGTCATTTTTAACAAATGACACTACTGCTATAACTATAAATTCTTCTCAAAATGTAGGCATAGGCGCGACTTCCCCATCATATCCTTTAGTTGTAAATAAGTCAGGTGATAATATAAAACTTGATATAACTAATGGAGTAAATGCTAATTTCAGAGTTCAAACAAGTGGTGCAGTATCATTAATAGGGCCATCTACTGCAACATTAGCTTTTATGACATCTTCGACAGAAAGAATGAGATTGAACTCAACTGGTCTTGGCATAGGCACGACATCGCCAAGTACAAAATTAGAAATAGTAACAGGTGTAGGTACTGATGCTATAAAATGTAATATTGGTCAAAGTGCAGATATATTTATTGGTTTTGATTCAGCAAATCCGAGAATTTTATTACAAGATAATAGTAATATTACGACACACAACTTTGTGTCTAATGGTGATAATTATATTGTTGGTTCAAACGTAGGAATCGGAACGACATCGCCTACTCAAAAACTTGAAGTAAGTGGCAACATAGCAATACATAATTCTTCTAACGCACCATTTATTGACTTTGTAGAAAGTGGGGCAACAAGTGATTCAAAGGCAAGAATTACAATGGACCAAGTTGATACAAATAATGGTCAATTACTATTTAGTACAGAAAATTCAGGTACTCTAGGCGAGAGAGCAAGATTTGACAGTAGTGGTAATTTACTTATAGGTTCTACTACATTTAATGCAGGTTCTTTTGGTGGTAGTGCTAAAGGAATAAATGTTGCAGGCATACAACCTTTAATATTACTACACGAAACAGATACTGATAAAGATGGCTATATTGGTATTTCAGGTTCTACAATGTTTATTCAAACTGCTGATGCAATACCAATACGATTTGGCACAAGTGACGCAGAGCGTTTACGTATCTCATCAACTGGTCTGACAACAATCAAAAGAACAGGTATTACTGGAGTTACTAAAAATGATATGACACTTCATATTGGTTTTGAAGGTAACAATGGTCAAAACAATTTAATAGGTTTTGGTTATAATGGTGGCAATGCAATACCTGCTTATATAGGTTTTACAACTACAAGTGGTAGTTCAAATACAAAAGGTGCTTTAATATTTGGAACAAGAGATGTTGTAACAGATTCTGACCCAACAGAACGTATGCGTATTGATTCAAGTGGTAATTTAGCTTTGGGTAATACGACTGCATTTGGTACAACCTCAAATAGAACTTGTTTAAGTGTAAATGGTACAACAGATGTATCATTAAATATTGGTACTGGTGGTGCTCAAAGAGCGTTTTTATATTCTAATGGTTCTTATGCTAGACTTGCAACTGCATCTTCGATACCTCTTCAACTAGGTTCTAATGATACTGCTGATGTAGTAATACTTGATAATGGGAATGTAGGTATCGGAGAGACATCACCAAACGATACGCTTCACGTTCAAGGTGATGTAAAAATTGTATCAGGTGTACAAAAAACACCTTTATTTGAAGTTAGTTCTTTCATTGGTGGTCATACTGGCGACGTTGCTTATATACATTGTGCAACACCTAGCAGTACCGGTTATAATCTTCTACACGTACAAGGTGATTCAGATGACACACCAATAGAGGCTTTAGTAGTTAGAGGAGACGGAAACGTAGGTATTGGAACGACAGACCCTGCTGATAGATTAACTGTGTCAGGTGGTAGTATTAATATTCAAGTACCTGCAGGTTCACTAAAACTAAATGAAGGTACTACAGACGCTTGGGCAATAGAATCTAACGGTGCAAATGGTTATTTCAGAATCAGAGATGCATATAATGGTTCTGACAGAATCAGGATTGATTCAA